CGGGTCGATGTACCAGGACATCTACATCTGCCCCACTGACATCGCCCCACCACCGGGGGCTTCCATCTGGGCGAGGATCGTCTGCACCGCTGGCGGTGGACCGCCCTGCAACGGATCCGCACCACCGCCGCCCATTCCGCCAGGAGGCATCATGCCCTCCATTCCGGGCATCCCCCCACCTGCCATCATTGCGGCCTCCTCAGGTGTCGGCTCCGGCGCCTGCGGCGTGAACAGCTTCTTCAGCGTCTTCACCGCATCGCCCGGTGTCTCCAAGATCGCCACGAGTGCCATGTCCGCAGCCGGGTCGCCCTGAGCGGCCCTGTTCCCCAACGACCCGATCAGCATCTCTTTCGCCTGATCCTGGTCGATGCGTTCGTTGATCAAACCGATGTTGTCCAATCCGTCGAGGTTCTCCTGCATCGTCCTGCGGTCCATGATCTTCGCCTGGACGAGCTGCAAGCCGGTGATGACCTTCGAGTTCTCGTCGAACGTCGCCATAGCCCCGTAGACACGCTTCGTCCGGTAGTCCTTTGCGATGTCCTTCTCGGCGGTGTAATGCTCCTCGAACTGGTTGCCGCCCTCGTACCAATACACCTTCTTCGACTTCTTCGGATGCATCGCCTCTTCCCATTCGAGGCGTTTCATGTCGATGAGTTCGACGGAGTGCTTGATCGCCGTCTGGTACTCACGGACGTTGAAGTCCGCCGACGCTCCAAGCTCACGGATGCCCTGACCGGTGGCGAACGAGTTCGGTGACTGTCCGTCGTCGGAGACGGCGTAACCGGCGACCTGCCGGAACTGGCGCTCCAAGATGTTGATCGCCTGCCAGGTCTGCTGCAACTGGTCAGAGGTGGGCTTCTCGATGCGTGTGCCAGGCTCGAACAGGTTCACTGCCCTGCGACCCCGCTCGTACGTGTCACCGACCATCTCACCGATGATGTTCGTCTCACGGAAGTTCGAGTCTTCGACACCCATCAACCCCAGGATGTTGAGCTTCGCCATCATCATCATCAACCCGTAGCCGTGGTCGTACTGTCCGATGGTCTCGTCGAACGAGAAGCGTTTCGTGACGACGAAGGCAGGACCGGACTCGAGAGGGTTCGGAATGAACGACACGATCTGGTCCGCCAGCGGGACGTAGATGTAGGTGCCGTCGTTGTCCATGTACTCGACGACCTCAATGGCGTCGGGGGCGTTGCCCTCCCAACCACCCGTGTTGACCGCAGGTGCGTTGTAACCGAACGTCGTCGCCCGATACCGGCCCGTGTACTTGCGTTGGAAGACCTCGAGGAGCTGCGGATAGACCTTGACGATCTCCTTCATCGAGACCTTGCGTACCGCAGCGAGTTCCTCGGGTTGCTGATCAACGGACCACAGGCCGGGGTAGAGGCTGTATGCGTCCCTGAGCTCTGCTACCGGATACGTCTCGGTGCCGAACTTGCGTTCACGGATGACATGGCCCGTGATGCCGTAGCCGGGGAGCCAGCGCCCGATCTGTGGGAACTGCAACTCGAAGCGTGAGGTGTCGTCCCAGCCGGTCACGATCCTGGCACGCTTCTCCGAACGGTCCCGTGCCGTGTCCGTGTCCGCTGTCGGGATCATGTCGGTCTTGAGCGTCGGGATGCGACCGATCTTCTGCGCCATGCGTTCCATGCCGGACAGCATCATGTTCGCTGCGGTCAGGTCGTCACCGAGGTCACGGACGTACTCTTTGTTCCAGGCGAGGATGGCCCGCACACCTGCCGGCCCTCCGTTCATGACGTCCCTGATGCGTGCTCGGCGGGACAGGTCCACGTTGCCTCGCAACTCTGACACCCTTGAACTGATCTCTCCAACGGTCTTCATATCTACCTTCCTGGGTAAATGGTATCGGGCCACGGAGCGTGGTCGTAGTCGTAGCCGGGATAGGACGCTTCGTTGGATTCAACCAACGTCAGCTTCCTTTCGTCTTTGCCCCATTTCACGATCGTGGGGAACGGCAGCCAGTGGGCCATCTTGATGTCGGTCTTGCCCCGCTTCGAGAAGCCGTCCGACGTCCAGTTCTGCAACTGGGTCAGCAGCCGTCGTGTCTTGCGTCGGGCTGCGGGTGTCCCGTAGGGAAGGCTGACCTTGCCTGCGTGATACCAGATCGCCATCGAGGAAAGGCCCGACTCGGGGTCGTGCTTGTTCATGCCCGTCGTGTGCGGCTTGACGATCAGGCTCCGGTTCGTTTGCACATCGACGTATTCGGGGACATGGCGCCAAGCGTCGATCTGACCAGAGTTGTCCTCATGGAACCAGAGCTTCAAGTCGAAGTCGTCGTCCCACCGTTCCATGATCCTGACGGCCCCGATGACGGACCCGCCGATCTTCTCGTCGAAGTCGATCATGTGCAACGTCTCGCCGTCCCATCCCCAGATGAACGCCACCTGGACGCCACGGGACGCCGGATCGAGACCGGCAACGAGGCGCATCGGTGGCAGTTCGCCCATCCCCAGGCCACGGGACCTGTCGAGGCATTTCTCCTTGATGAGCGGAATGTCGAACACGACGCCCTCTTCCGGCACCGGCTCCTGCTGATACCGCAGCGGGAACCGACCGGGCAACCCGAGCGCTACCGCTTCGGATTCCATCGCCATCAGCCACTTGTACGACCTGATCTCCGGCATCAACATGCAGTCGATGTGGGCGGCGTAGTCGTCGGGATCCTCGACACAACTGATCTCGTCGTGGGCGGGGTAGACGAGGATCGCCCAGGCGTCCTCGCCGTCCTGATCCATGAGATGATTCGGAATGTCGTCCGGGTGCTGCCTCGACCCGATGGTCACCACACCGGTGTGGTCCTCCTGGCGTTCCATGATCTCGGCGTGCTTCGTCCTCGACTTCTCACGCAACTCAGGTGTCGCCACCGTCTTGCGCTCCTCGAGGTCATCGACGCCGATGAAGTCACAGTCACGGCCCGCCACCGTAGATGTACTGCCCAGACCCGTGAACGTCGGAGATTTCAACGTGTGGTCGGTGCGGGTGTAGAGCGTGAACTCGGCTTTCGACCATAAGACACAACCCTTGTCACCGTACTTCTGTCCCGGTGGCAGGAACGCCTCACGCATCTTCTTGTTGTGCTCGAACGTGCCCTTCAACTTCGAGGTCATCTGACCAGCCAGGTCCTTGTTCGCAGCAACCCAAAGGATCTGGATGTTGGGGAACATGACGATCAGCCACGCAGCGAACCGGATCACCAACTCCGACTTGCCGTGTCGGGGAGGCGTCAACACCAACAGTCGGGACCCGAAGGCGTAGGCACGGATCATGCCGTCCACGACCTCCCGGTGGAACGGCTTGACGATGAACGGTTGCTGCTTCGACCCGACCGTGAAGAACGCCGACTCGAACAGCCAGAACGCCGCCGCACACTCAGCGACCAGACCCTCGACGTGCGGATGGTCAGGTCCGATCTCTGTGAGCCGGTCGAGGAGAGCGACAGGGATCATCGCCTTGAACTCTTCTGGGATCATCCACTCGGCGTTCCGAACGTCCCGGCTGATCTCATATCGGATCGCAGCCATCGCCCTCGAGATACTCGCCGCCGTTGTCTCCAACTCCGTCGCCGTATCTGCCTGAGACAACTTGCCGGTCAACAGGCGCCGCACCAACTCGGGCCGCTGCTTCAACTCGACATACACCGGCCCACGCCGACGCATCGCAATCTTGTGCGACTCGTCGAACGGAGCATCATCCAGCTCGGCCTGCAACTTGTCACGCCGCTCCTTGTCCTGACGATGCTTGTCAACCGAACACGCACCAGAGCAATACTCGGCAGCCCGACCCCTCGACAGAGGGATCTTCTTACCGCAAAGGACGCACCTGCCGTCCTCTCTTCGAGCACGGTTTGCGGAGTGTTCGTCGCAGTACCGGCGAAGGTGCCACCCCCGCCCCTCGGGAGTGAACACAGCGCCGCACGAGTCGAATGCACATGTGATTGGCTCCGGTTTTCGTTTCACGAACCGGACTGTATCAAAGAAACGGCCCTCCCGCTAGGAAGGACCGTTTCTTGGAGCTTGCAGGAGTACCACGTCCACGCTATGCTCGGGGTCGAGAAGACCACTACTAAGGAGAGTACCACATCACCCCCACACCCGCCACACCGAAGCAGAAGCGAGCCCTCGGAGCGCTCGCCCTTCGCAGGCCACAAGCCCTCCCCGCAAATCTGTGGGACTCATTCGAGGCAGCCGAAGCACGCCTCATGCGG